GCCATGCGCAAGCGGAAGCCATGCACATCCTTGTGATAGTCGCTGAGGATATCTGCCAACTCATCATTGCTGTATCGGGCATCGTTCCACTTGCTCATTTTGGCTCCTTAGAAGAAGGATTATTGAAATTTATCGAGAAAGTTCTTGGCTTTGAATCTTGATGACGTCCACGCCCTTGTCAATAATTCGAGCAATGCCTGAAAATCCCACAGTAAAAAAGATTCCGCCAGCACAAAAAATTAAAATGTTTTTCAACATAATGAACTCCTTGGTTAGTTACGATTCCAATACTATACTAGATCTGGCCCTAAATGTCAACCGTTTTTGGTTTTATTTTCGTTTTCGTATTTTGCGGAATACAGATAACTGTTGTAAACCATGCCCACCAACTGATATACTATAAATGCCCAGATCGCGCACAGTAAGGCAGTAATCCCAAACAGTTCCAGAAATCCAGCAGCCAAAAGACCACAAACAGTCAACAATCCAAACACGCCTGCAGTTTTTACCGCAGCACGAAATTCAACGCTTTTGTTCTTAAACATTTTGTTTCTCCTTTTACATTTGGTACAGCTATTGTAGCTGATCTAGCGCCCAAAGTCAACCATTTTCTGCCGGTTCTGTAAGTTATTGATTTCATTGGACTTTTTCCAAAGCAAGAGTTCCATAAATATACTGATATACTAAGGATCTACAAGTGCCACGCTTATCGCTTTGGAAAAATGGACGCCACACCAACGACTACAAGTTTTTCGACCGCAGAATTTCAGAACTGTATACTGCTGGCGGAACTGGCGTTCTGGTACACAAGTATTTAGGCCCCATAGATCAAGGCCCTGGCGATAGCACAGTAAGTAACGATCCTAGCAAACCATTCTATCAAACACAGTCTGAAAAGAACATCGAAGACTTACTATTCCTAGAGAACCGTGACCGTAAGTACGATACCAGTGTATATACCATGAGAGGCATTTATCAGACTGCTGATATTGATTTTGATCTTAGCCAATTTGGTTTGTTTTTGAGCAACGATACTCTGTTTATGACTTTTCATTTAAACGACATGGTTGATATCCTTGGGCGCAAACTCATGAACGGTGATGTTCTTGAACTACAGCACTTACTAGACTTCCATAGTCTGGATGCTAATGTTCCAGTGGCCCTAAAAAGATTTTATGTAGTTAATGATGCAGCTCGCGCAAGTGAAGGTTATAGCCCAACCTGGTGGCCCCATATGTGGAGAGTTAAACTTGGCCCATTAGTAGATAGCCAAGAATATTCAGACATTGTAAAAACTTTGACTGTTAGCCCAGGATCAAATACTACATTGGCTGAAGTATTAAGCACTTACGATAAGAATATTGCTATTAACGAAGCCACATTGGCTGCTGCTGAAGCATTTACACCAGCATCAGGTTATGAAACTGATCATTTATATACAGTACCTGTTAAAGAAGATAACTCACTAGGTAACCCAGAAACAAAGATTAATCCAGATAGTAGTGTTAACACCCTTGTAGATACCCCAACTGAATTAATTTCAGGTTATATGGCTGGTAGTTCGTTGGCACCTAATGGTTTAGATGTTACAACTGGTATATCATTTCCAGATAATCCAGGTGTTGGCGATTATGTATTAAGACTGGATTATATGCCAAATCGCTTGTTTAGATTTGATGGTAAACGCTGGGTTAAGGTAGAGGATAAACTTCGTGAAAATTACACTCCAGGTTCAAGTACTCATTTAAAAGGAACATTTGTTAACAACACCGCTAATGTTACATTAAATAGTACTACTACTGTAACAAGCCGTCAGGGCTTGAGTCAAGCAGGTAAAAATCAGACTAAGAAGGTATAATGAGCGCCGTTCCATTTTTTTATGACCAGCAAATAAGACGTTACTTACTACAGTTTATGCGACTGTTTAGTAACTATCAGGTTCAGTTTGGCAAGGACCGTAATGGTGCTGTCATATACAAAACTGTACCCTGTAAATATGGCGATTCTAGCCGTAATGTAGCAAGTATAGTTCGTAATAACTCAGAGAACATCATGGGTAATATACCACAAATCAGTTGCTATATTACTGGTTTAAGTTATGCTCGTGACAGAGTACAGGAACCTAACTTTGTAAGCAAAATGAACATCAGAGAAAGAGCCTGGGATCCTGTTAATGAACTTTATGAAAGTACTCAGGGCAATGCATTTACCATAGAGCGTCTAATGCCAGTGCCTTATAATTTAACTGTTAAGGCTGACATCTGGGTAAGCAATACTGAACAACGACTTCAGATGCTGGAGCAAATACTTTGTTTGTTTAACCCTAGTTTAGAAATACAAAGCACTGATAACTACATAGATTGGACTAGTCTTAGTTTAGTAAATCTGACAGATGTAAACTTTACTAGTCGTACAGTTCCTGTTGGCGCAGATGACGCTCTGGACGTTAGCACCCTAACATTTGAAATGCCTATCTGGATCAGTGCACCAGCTAAGATTAAGAAGTTGGGAGTTATACAAAGCATTATATCAGGTATCTATGATGCACAAGGTAATTTAGATACAGAAAATATTGATGATTGGATGTTGTTAGGTAATCGTCCTTATGTTACTCCTACAAATAACGGTGTTATGTTACAGGGCAATCAACTTATATTACTTAAGTATGAAGATATTACACAAAATAAAGACGATGTAAGCAAGACCATGAACAAGATAGGCACCAAAGATAACTGGGGTGCATTAGTTAACTTATATGGTGAATTAACCAACGGTATTAGTCAGATAAAATTATTACAGTCTGATGGTGAAACTTATGTTGTGGGTACAGTGGCATTCCATCCCACAGATGACTCTATACTGTTGTTTACTGTGGATGTTGATACTATTCCAGTTAATACTCTAGATCCTATTGCTGCTGTTATTGACCCACAAAAGGTTGGACCAGGAGACGGGCTAGCAAGTTCATTGTCAGGCACTAGATATCTCTTGACCAATGATATTGGTAATGCTTCAAATTCTGATGGTGCTGATGCTTGGAAGGGATTAGACAATTCAGATCTAGTTGCCCATGCTAATGACATTATTGAATATGATGGTACAAATTGGATCGTTGTATTTGATAGTCAAGAAATAACTAGTATAGAGTATGTAAGTAATCTTACAACAAGCCTACAATATAAATGGACTGGCAGTCGTTGGGTCCGTAGTTATGAAGGCGAATATAAAGCAGGAAGATGGTCACTGTTCCTTTAAACTCTGTTGGTGCTTTATTTTATGCTGCTAACACCCATCGGTATTTGTTCCTTTTAAGAGACGCTACAAGTTATAGTGGCACTTGGGGGTTAGTAGGTGGTAAGATAGAGTTAAATGAAACCATAGGCGAGGCACTTAAACGAGAAGTGTCTGAAGAAGTTGGCTATACTATTACTACAGAAAAAATTATACCTATTGATCTGTTTACATCAGACAATAAACAGTTTAAGTATAACACCTATGTTATAGTTATAGACTCTGAATTTGTACCTACACTAAATTCTGAGCATCGTGGATTTTGTTGGTGTGAGCTAAGAGATATTCCTAGACCCATACATCCAGGTGTAGCAGGCACTATGAAGATTGATGAGATACAGGAAAAATTAGATCTAATTAAAGATCAGATTCTATTGCAAAGTCACGCCAGCCAATAGTCCTAAAGTTTCTAAGTTGGTTATATGTTTTTGGAATAACTATCGCCGTGCTTCTGGGTTCTACCAGACAAAAGTCTACATCAGAATAAAATTTCATCACGTTATAGGTATAAGTTTTCCATTTACTTACATCAAATTTCACATCAGCAGCATCATAACCTAAAGTACCTGCATATATATTACTGCTGTTGTCTCCTACAGGTAAATTATCAAAACCCATCATATAGACCGTTTTATGACCGTCAAAGCAAGCAAGTTTAAGTGCTAATGCACCAGCATTCATATGTGTATAAAATGGATATAGGTGGAATCTACCTTTCCACTTTATAATATTTTCTGTGTTAGTAAGAACAATATTTTTTGGAGCATAGTTGTAAGTTTTTACCATTTCTTCAATGAGTACAGGATTTGTACATACTATAAAATCTACATCAGCTTCGCGATAGATAGCATTACAACCATAAACCTGCATTTTTCGTTTACCCAGATGTCCACCACGGTGTCTGGTAAATATTGTTGTATCAATTCCTTCACGACTACGGCCATTACCTAACACACAAGCAATCTTATTGTGTTTGGTATTGTTTATGGTGTTTTCAACCCATTCTTTTATTTCAGATTGTTTATTGTTTTCCTGAATTACACTCAGGGTGATATACTCACCCAAGTAATCAGATCTGTATATAATTCCTGGGGCAGGGGCAAGTTTATTAAGAGTTCCGTTTAATACGAGCGTCATATATAATTAAATTTCTTTCAATGTCTTCTGTATTTACCGGTTCTACACCGTGAAAACTCTTGTTATTTTTAAAAAATCCAAACATACAGTTAGCTTTGTAAGGCATGGTTTTTACTAGATTATAGTCCTTAAACTGGTGATGTGGGCCACCTTCACAAGTAAAATTGGGGTTTTTAGGCGCATAAATGCTAGTTCCTAGTCCTGGTGGGTCCGTAGGCTTAGGCAAGTACATAAGCATGGTTAAAACTTTATGCGGGGCATCAGTATGTGGCCCTAGGCTATAACCCGTAAAGTCTCTGACATATATACCCTCATTAGTTATAGTAATAGGTTTGCCAAAACGCTCCAGAATTAGTCTGTCAAACTTGTGTACGATATAGTTACCAAAGCCGCCCTGAGTTAGCCATTTAGTAAAAGTAGCCCAGAACTCCTTACAGTCTGAGGGCAAAGCTTCTACAGTATCTCTGGTTAGTATCATAACTTTACGACCATCAGGATAACCGTCACCTACACGCTTTAACTCTTTGAGACTTTTTAAGTATTCTGTAGGCATGGCGTACTTAAGCATGTCAGCATAATACCAATCTGGAAATATGTTTTCGACCCAGAGGTGTGGATAAGGATCCATAATGATCCTAGCGTTAGCTATGGCTTCTTTTACATGCTTATCGACGTCTGAAAACATATTCTGCTACTCCTTTAAATGCACCCTCCTTGCGGGCTGCTTTATTAACTTGTTCCTGATCAAAACTGAATCCTAGATCAGTTAGTGTCTTAATCATTGTTATGTGTTCATTTAAGTTTGGATTAGTTTCAATGATTAGGCTTTTAACATTCTTGATAGTGTTCTTGGCACCGTCCACAGCCAAGTGTTCAAAGCCATCTACATCAATTTTAATGTGGTCAGGCTGTGGCATACCTGCTGCTACTAAGTTATCTAAACTCTGCAATACACATCCCTGGCTAAACTTAGGTGTAGTAGGTTGTAATTTAAAGTCTACAGCTTTCTCTGCACTATGGCAGCTACCGCCTGCTACTAATTCTGACAGATGTAAATCAGTAAACTTATAACTATCACTTAACCCTACACAATATGCTTTGACCTGATCACCTAGATTGTTTAGGCTAATATTGTTGTTTAACACAGCATAGTTTTGTGACTCAGGTTCAAAGGCTAATACATTGGCTCCTCGAACCTTGGCTGCAAACACTGTATACATACCAACATTGGCACCAATGTCTACTAAAACTTCACCCTCTTGTATTTCGTTAAGCCACTCTATGGTACCTGGTTCTTTGGTTAGTAAAGTATTAGCTCTCCAACGAGTAGTATCGTTAGGAGTACTATAAATTAATTTAGTGCCGTTGTAGTCTATGATGGCTGTTTCTGCTGCTAAACTTTCTGTCATAGTCTTAGCAGCTTGTTTAGGTCCCAATACAATGTGTAGCTCATAGTCTTTGTCGATGACTTTACTTACATCAAACCAGGCACTTAATCGTTTTTCCCACCAGGCTGCACCTTCTTGAATTAAATGAGCATTACGACCGTCTGCTAGAGTTTTTATAGCAGCCTTGGTGTGTACTACTACATACGCACATTCTTTGGTACAGCGAGCTAGGTCTGCAATAACATTATCTAGTAATTCAGGTTCAATGTGTTCCAGTACATCTGTACAGATTACTAGATCAGCTGGCTTAGGTGGGTTATCCTTGCCTGGTATGGCTGGGTCGTATTCCCAGATTGGAAAGGGTAACTTTTTAGCTAACATACCTTTACCGCATCCATAGTCTAGTATGTTTTTAGTATTAAGGCTGTCGCTTAGTTTAAGTACAATGTCTACTCGTTTTTCACCACTAACACCGTAGTTAGGATTAGATTCATGTAGTTCACGGTTTAATTTTAGATAATCATCACTAATAACTTTTGGCATGATAACTGCTATGTCCTTTTTGGTCTTTTTTCGTTGTGCTGCTGGTACATATTTGTTTCGAAACAGATGTTGTAGCATACCTTCACCATACATGGTTACTTCAACTTCGGGCATCTGTTTTAATTCATGGAAAAACTGGCGGCTATATTCTACCAAAGGCTGTGTTACTTTGTACTCTACCTTATCGTAGGTTGTTAAGTAATAGCCCTTGGAACCCTTGGGATGAAATTCAGCATGGCTTTTACCATCATTACTCATGCTTGAATCCATGCCAAAAATATGTTGATTTACAAAGCCCATAAAGCGGGCAATAATCATAGCTCTAAGGCTTACATTACTGCCACCTGTCAGAATCCATTCACCTCGAGGAAATACCGTAGGCAATGTAGTTTCTGGATCTCCGGTATGTATGTGCCAGAGTTTAACATTGAAGCCTTCTAAATGGTCAAATAGTTTTGGATGACAAGCACTAGCAATCAGATATTCAGTTTGTGTCTGAGGTGGTCCCATGAGACCAACTTTATGTTCTCTGGGATCAACTTCAACATGATGAGTAGGTATAATACCACGGTCAACCAAAAATTTATGGCTACCGCTGCCTGTCATGATGTATTTAAACTTGCGTAATTCTTCCCAGGTCTGATTTAAACTTGGACCAAAACCTACAATGGCTATGGGTTCGTTAGTAATTGGTGCAGGTTGAATGCGACCTTTAATTCGTTGAGTACTTTCCCTGACCTGGGCATCTCTCTGCTCAAGTGGTATACAGTACTGAACCTCAATCTTAGACTTTTCTACATCTTCGATTATTTTAGGTTTTTTTGATTCGCTTTTATCTTTTGCCATGGTTTATGTACTTATAGTAGCACAAAGTCTGGCAAAATAAAACTGATATAGGGCCTAAGTTTGTTCTAGCCAAATTCCTATGGGGCAGCGTGACCATTTAAGTCTTGTTTTGATAGGCATATAGCAACCGCATTTGGAACAAAAATTGTATGTTAAATTCTCACAAGACTTACATGCTGCCATGCGTTGTTTGAACATAGGAACTGATGAAAAATGTTCTGGTGGGGTTTCTTTTAATTCCTTTAGTTTCTCTGGATCTTCATCTTCCCAGGAAAATTCAGTGTGGTTGTACATGGATTATGTCCTTTAAGTTAATTTATGGATATGAGTAGCTAAAAATTGTCTGTGTGTGGGCAAGGATTTTATATTTTCTTCTACTTCTGCTTTGTGTTTTAACCAATTATTATAAATTTCTGTCTCATAACCTGGCACTTCCATGTATTTTAGGTCTAAATATTCTTTACAAGCCTGATCCAACGGCAAATATCCCATACCCGCAGCAATATACATAATACCACCCATGTCTATACTAAAACTATTGTTTCTATACAAACTATGAGCCATGCTGATGTACCCAGAATACATTTCAGGTTTAAAGTCATTCATACCTGGACTGTAGGTAATTCCACCTGTAGCTTGTTTCCAATATGGCGTATCACATCGTTTAGACATTGCATAATGTAAACTAATAAAGTCCTTAAATCCTGATATCTGATACATTAGTGCATGGTTTAATAAGTCAACATCGTATTGATTAACGATGCCATTTCTCATACCTAGTGCCGCTATGAGTTTAATTATGGTCTCATGTGTTAGCATAAGTCCTGTACTTTCCAACGGTTCAATGAATCCATTGGACAAGCCTATGCCTATTACATTCTTTTCCCAGGCTTTGGTATGTACTCCGTGTTTTATCTGAATGTGTCTAAATTCTGCTGCATCAGCTCTGGCTGCATCAGCAACAGTCATTCTGTTACTTTTTAAATGTTTTCGGAATTGAGCCTCAGCTTCAGCTTCTGTAGCAAACTGACTGCTATACACATAACCGGTTCCTATACGATGCCAGAGTGGTATGTTCCAGACCCAACCACATTCTATGGCTGTACTTGTAGTAAAACTATCCATTTCTATTTCAGGGTCAATGTAAGGTATAACTGTAGCTATGGCCCTGTCGTTTTGTAAAGTGTCATGGAAACTTTTAAATGGGACTCCCATTTTTTGTTCTAACAACATACTTTTAAATCCAGTACAGTCTATATAAAGGTCTGCTTTTAGTATTCCAGAATTTTCTGTAACTATACCAGATACGGCACCTTGTTCATCTAAAGTAGCATCTATGACTGTATCGACTATATGAGTGGTGCCTGCAGGTTTACATATATGATCTCTGAGATACACACCAAACAATCCAGCATCCATATGGTAGGCTGTATCTAATCTAAAATCAAAAGCTCTGATAGGATTATTAGGAGGTATGTTGTTGGTCATTTTACGAGCTTCAGCCATGATTATGCTGTCATGATAAAACTCTGCAAAATTACCAGGATCAATTTCTGGATTAGCCACCTTGGCTAAAAACCATTCCATTAGTTGTCTGGGTTTGTCTGTGGAATCCATGAGTCCAAAAGGATAATGAAACACATGAGGCTTTTCACTAGGATTTTCTCTAAAGTCCTGAAATTTGATGCTAGTTTTGTAGGTAGCATTACAGTATGGCATCCAATCTGCATCTTGTAATCCTAATAGATGCAGATATCTGTTTATATGGCCCAGTGTGCTTTCGCCTACCCCTATGGTAGGTATGTCTGTGGATTCTATAAGGGAAAGTTTTATGTTAGGTAATCGTTTAGCTATGGCTGCTGCGGTCATCCAGCCTGAGCTACCGCCACCTACTATTAATATAGATTTAATATCATGTATCATGTGTCAAAAGGTCTCTGAAGTATCATGGGTTGATAATCTGGTTTTTTAATCTGCAATGCGCTATCTATGTCCTGAGCCCCAAACACTCTTTCACATTCATGGCAGTCCCAGCATTGATTTTTACAATTTTGCAATAGTTTTTCTAAATTTTTACCTGGCTCAGTATTCCAAATACCTATATAAGGTTTATAGGTTGTGCGCCAGTCCTGAGTAGTATATCTGATATCTATCCAGCCTGGAATCCAATCATGTATAGGACCCAGATTGTTATCTATAATCTCATTAAAGTCATTAGCAAATACAATGTTTTCTGGAGCACTAATTTCCTGATTAAATTTATTAGTACGCAAATACCAAACAGCCTTCATGTATGGTATATCTTCTGGACTTTTAACCTGTGAAGTAAGTCTACCTGAGTATTTAAAAACATCTGCTAGTTCAGCATATTGTAAAAAAGTTTTAGCATCATTGGCTATAATATTAATGCCTGACCTAGGACTTTCAGCAAATCCTGCTAGGCTGCGCCAACCATTACAACTTAGATCAGCAGGGCCTCGAAAATAGTCTCCACTTATAACTTCACCAACACTATCATGTTCCTTTTTAAATGGACAACGATATATGCAGGCCTCAGCTATGAGTAAAATGCTTATTAACCTTTTTTTAGGATTTTTAAGGTTTAGATATTCTTGTGCTCTTTTGACTCGTTTTAATTCTTTAACATTGCGGTTAAGGCTGCGATCTAAATTAATGCTATTATAACCCAAGTAAGCATAGTCCACAAACTGTTGTGCATCAGCAACAATTTGGTTTACTGTACTTTTCCAGCGCATGTCTGGACAACGATCCTGTAGCCAGCCCAGACGCATGATGTGCTCTGAACTTATGGTACAACTCCTTAACCCACGATCGTAATAACTACCAATCCATTCTACAAATTGTTGGGTGATGTAAGGATCAAATGCTAATTCATGTGGGATTTCTATGGTATTAAAAGTTAGACTTATTTCAACACCTAACTCATCCTGTATTTTGAACAAATAATCTACTTGTTCATCGGAAGCTTCAACGCCCATGGGGTTGCCAGCCCGTTTTAATTTACCATTGTAATGATAATTAAAATACTTACCAAAGTAGATGTCGTGTATGTTGTCTCTGAATGCCTGGTCAGCATTTTTTAACATATTGTAAAAGGTGCTACTATAAGGTTCATGGAACCTATCATAATGGGCCAAAGAAAACCGTTTATTGAATGTCATAAATTATAAACTACATTAAAGTTAAGTGGTGCCCTTGTTCTCCAGGGATTTCCTTAATTCTTCATTCCAGGCTAATACAGCAGCAGGGTCATCTTTAGGTATAGTAGCTTTTACATTAGCGATATGGGTCGCCCAGGCACCAGTATTACTTATTGTGCCGTTGGCTTGTACTTCTTTATATATCATATCTAATTGATCACCTATGGGTTTGTAGGCTATTCCCCGGGCCACTTTATACCCTTCAGCCAAAAACACTGGATCTTCTAAAATATTGTATTTTTTGACAGCATTATTTTCAGTATCCCAGGTGTCCCTATATGTAGTATCATCTGGAACATCGACCCAGGAAAATGATGGGGCTACTTCAAACTCGTTGCCAGAATCAACAATCTGGCAAATCCTACCTGGTTCTAAACTATGTAAAAGAGCTTTTTTCATGATCAACCTATTATGTGTAATTATAAACTATAACGCATCCTGACATTCCTGCTGAGCCGTGTCCAGCATGATCTGACAATGCACCTACTCCGCCAGTGCCATAAGCAGCATTACCTACATTGGTAGTGCTGGTTGTTCTGTTTGTTCCTGACCCACCACCAAAATATGTAGGTCCTCCCCTAGCACCTGGCCAACTACCAGAACTATTAGCATGTCCTGTTCCAGCACCACCCACAAGATTTATAGATGTACCGGTGCCTGATCCAGTCCCTCCTGATCCTCCAGTGTGATTATAATTGGCATTTGCTCCGTAACCACCTGTGGCCGTAAAGTAACTACCAAAGCTGCTTGTGCCACCTGTACCAGCAGCAGCATGATAGGATATTACTGAACCTCCGCCACCTACAGTTACTGTAACTGAACTTATGGTCATAACATCCAACATACCTTCAGTAAATCCACCTCCGCCGCCTGACTCACAATACCCTGAACTACCTCCACCTCCACCAACTACTTGTACTCTGACCATTCTACAACCAGTTGGTCTAGTCCAGGTAGCTGTACCTACAGTAGTATATTGGTTAATGCTTATGAGGCTGCCTGTGTCCATGTTGGCGTAACTAACAGGTTGGAGTGTTCCATCTGGATATCTTATGCCGTTCAAATCTAATGTTATTGCCATGTTTTATCCTTAAGCATACGCATATACCACAACCATACCAGCTGCACCGGTAGTTCCGGCATTTCCATCGTTTCCTCTGTCCCCGGTGGCGCCAGTTCCTGCTCCACCAGGACCCACATACTGTCCAGAACCGCCAGGCCCATTACGATTCTTAGTTGCACTACCACCAAAAAAACCCACACCACCATGTGCAGTTTGTTGATGGCTTCCGCTGTTATGGTGTCCCGTACCTGCACCACCTTGTAAATTTACACTGCCTCCTGATCCTGTACCTCCTTGTCCACCAGTATGAGTATAATTAGCATTAGCCCCATAACCACCTGTGGCAGTAAAGTAAGAACCAAAACTACTTGTTCCTCCTGTTGCAGCCGATGTATAATATGTTACCCCAGAACCACCACCGCCCAAAGTGACTGTAACTGCTGTGCCTGCTGCTAGATCCATAACTCCTTCACAAAATCCACCAGATCCGCCAGACTCTCCATATCCCGCACTGCCGCCGCCACCACCTATGACCTGAACTAAAACTCTGGTTGCACCTTGGGGTTGTGTATAAGTGTAGGTACCTGCACCAGCATTAAACACCTGCATACCTACCATACCTTGTTTGTTGGTTGCAGATGTTTGCTCAGTTAAACCACCTATGCTTATTCCTGTACTAGTTAAAGAAGTAGACATTTTTTACCTCAACTAAACGCATACACAATTACCATACCAGGTGTGCCATCTGACCCTTGATTTCCGTGTACTGTTCTGGCGCCTGGAGCACCTGCCCCAGGGGCACCAGTACCTATTGTTGTGTTGGTTCCTTCTGTCCATTGTTGACATTTTCCACTGCCGTAATAACTGCCGCCACCGCGACCTGCTTGATGGGCGCCATTTCCATGGCCAGTACCACCACCGCCATACAAGTTGACATCTCCACTTGAACCTAAACCCCCAGCACCTCCAGTATGGGTATAAGCGGTATTTGCTCCATAGCCACCTGATGCAGACACTGCACCACCAAAACTACTGGTTCCGCCATTTCCTGCTGATGTGTAATAGGTAACATTAGTTCCACCGGCCCCTACCGTATAACTAAATGTTCCACCTGGGGCTACACTATTTCCGTTTCTGGTAAACCATTTTTCTGCGTATCCACCGCCACCACCTGATTCGGCATATCCTGCACTTCCACCGCCACCGCCAATAACTCGCACAAATAAATTATAAGCCCCCGCAGGTACAGTATATGTACCACTTCCAGCTGTGGTATAGGTTGTAATACTGATTAAATTTCCCCCGTCTACACCGAAGGTGCTCTGTGTAGAACTATCGCCAAATGTAACACTTGTAGTTCCTAAAGTTATAGCCATATTACTTGCCTTTCTTTAGTTCATTTACTTCGGCCCTGAGTTCTTTAACTGCTTCTATGAGTAATGGAACTAACTTTTCATACTGAACAGTAAGATAATTTTCTCCTGACTTACTTGAGCCATCAGTATCAATATCAAATGGGGCTGGCTTTACCGCTTCTGGCTGCACTTGTTGTACATCTTGTGCAATTACACCAACCTGAACTTCATAATTGTTGTAACCAAATGTTTCTGCTAGTTTATTTTGAGTGTACAAAACGCCATTTAATTGGCATAATTTATCCAACGGATTGTCTATATTACTGATAATATTTTTTAATCTACCGTCGGAGTAAAAAGCTGTAATAGCGTTTGTAGCTCGGATTTCTCCGGTAGTACCAGATGCTGCGGTACCCACACCAAAACTCAGAGCTTGAAGATTACCGGCTGCAACCAATGCCCCAGGAAAAGTACCAGCACTGATGTCGGCCGCAGTTAGAGTCACTGCACCAGTACGCCCAGCTACACTACTAACAGGACTCGCTGTGCTTACGCTGCCTTGTTTGGACCAGGTACCTAGAGTACTGTTATAAACATAGGTAACACTATTGATTGTTGTAGTTTGTCCATTGGTCCAGGGTTGTGCGGGAAATGCCATTATGTTCTTCCTACCATTATTTCGATTGTGCCAGATTCGCCTGTGAAATCTTCCAGGGCTTTACCAATAATGCAGCCAGGTTCATATAAATTTGGATTCATACTCATAGCATGACCAGGTTTATAACTAGCTACCAGTCTGTCCCCTTTGGTTACGGTGCCAGTTACCTGACATGGAACACGACCCATAAGTGCTACAGGTAAGCCTTTAGCTTCTGAATTCATTAAGTAAGCTGGTTTATCCGAAATTACACCAGCAATGCGAGTATCATGGCTGTGCGTGGACTGGGTTATTTCAGCTGGCCCATCCAGAACTACTACTGTGCCGGCAGTATAGTTATAATCTGAAGTATAAATTTCAGCTAAGTCAGCGTATTTGGCTGAGCTAGCAACACCTAAAAAGTTTGTAGCTGTTAGGTTACCACCACTATCTCTGAGTGCAATAGTGTTGGCTGTTGCTGCTGTAGCGGTATTGTATAGTGGGCTTGTTAAATCTACCCAGGCATAGTTTGTACCATCGTAGATGTATTTGTATAAAATATCGCTAGTAGTGTAGTACCATTCATCTCCTACTAATGGAGTAGAGGGGGCTGATACACCTGTATAGTTTGTGACTACATTTCTACTATTGCGTTGAAGAGTATTGCTAAAGCCATAGGTAGATCCGCTAAATGTCTGACTGCTGGTTAAGATAGCACTTACTTTATTCCAGGTACTTAACTGCGCCGCACTTACTATACTAACTGCATTACTAATTGCATTATTAGCACTAGTCATTTGTGCTGAATTAGTTGCAACCTGAGCACTTACTACACTAACAGCATTACTTACAACATTTATGGCTGACTTAAGATCTGCACTGGCAGCGCCACGCACTGATATTTCATTGCTTACGGCGTTCCAGGTGCTAAGTTGAGCAGCACTAACAACTGATACTGCATTACTTACGGTATTAATATGCGTTTCTAATGCAGTGCTTGCAGCACCACGTACTGATATTTCATTGCTTATGGCATTCCAGGTGCTTAATTGAGCAGCACTAACTACTGATACTGCATTACTTACAGTATTGACATGACTTTCAACACTTGCAACGGCTGCACTAACCACTGATACAGCATTGCTAACAGTATTAACGTGACTTTCAATACTTGCGGCCGCTGCACTTACAACAGATACTAAGTTGCTTAGTTTATTTTCAACGCTTGCTAGATCTGCGCTTGCAACACTGGTTGTGCCACCGCCTCCACTAGCGAGCAAGTTTGTACCAACACCAGCACCAGCAGATGTAAAATCAATATAAGCACCACGAGCTGTACCACCTTGTTCAAAGAATCTTAGTCTATTTTGATAAACATCAATCGTAATTCCGGTGCCCACTAATGTTGTGTTTGTTACCGGTTTTCCAAGCAATATTTCACCGCCTTCATCACCGCCAACGGTGGCAAAATTTGCAGTACCTGCAAATACAGTAGCACCAATTACGCTTAGAGTTGCACTTATTACTACATCACCTGTAAACGTTGCACCAGATTTTTTAGCATAAGTTGAGCTTATGGCATTACTCAAAGCACTAATAGCATTGCTTAGTTTGCTATCTACACTCACTAACTGTGCGCTAACTATACTGACTGCATTGCTTACAACATTTATGGCACTTTGTAAATTGGCACTAGCTGCTTGACGAGCAGATATCTCATTACTTACTGCATTCCAAGTACTCAACTGGGCTACACTAACTACTGACACTGCATTACTAATAGCATTGACTGCACTGGTCATTTGTGCTGAATTAGTAGCTACCTGAGCACTAACTGTGCTCACAGCGTTGCTTACTGTGTTAACATGACTTTCTACTGATGCTACGGCTGCACTAACTACACTTACTGCATTGCTTACGGTATTAACATGAGTTTCAACTGATGCAACCGCAGCACTTACGGTGTTAATTGCAACGCTAACAACTGATACTGCA